CAAAATACCCGGCGTGTCAAAAGTTTTCAAGGTAGACCTTGCCATACAGGGTGTGCAGCACCTCCGCGACAAGATCAACAGCCTCCTCCCCGAACCCGCCAAAACCGAAGAAAACACCGAAGAAAACGCAGAAGACAACCCACAAACCGACCTCGAAAACGCCGTAAAAGGCGGCAAGGGCGGCAAGAGCGGCCTCGGCAAAGCCACCAAAGCCAAAAACGAATCCATTGCCTCCGGCGGCACCCGAAACACCCAAATCACCATCAACCTCGGCAACATGGTGGAAACAGTCAACTTCAACGGCTCCGTGGAAGAAAACGCACAAACCACAGTAGATCTGTTTACAGAACAACTCCTCCGCGCCCTCTACTCCGTTCAAACCGCTGTGTAACCGCTTATGAATTATGCATTATGCATTATGCATTATGAATTAAAAACAAATGACCATGATAGGAATACAATTAGACGACACAACCCACGACATCCGCATGCGTAACAACCGCATCGCAATAGGCGACACCGACGAGCAGAACCAGTATCTTATCCTTGCCTGTCATCCCGGCGAAATCAAGGAGCATCCCACACTCGGCGTCGGCATCGGCGACTATACCAACGACAACGACCTCACCGCCCTCCGCCATTCGGTCCGTGTCAACTTCGATGCCGACGGACTGGAACTCGACAGCCTCACCGTTGGAGAAACCGCCATCGACATCAAAGCGCATTACAAAACTTTAAAATAAACTACTATGCCAGTAATACCATACAATCCCGTGGGCATTGCCACAAGGTTCGCATTTAGAAACCGTTTCCATTTCGACACCAATGTGCAGACCGTGCCCGTAACGTTTCAGAAAGACCCCAAACACGGAGAACAGCAGGGCGAATCGTTCACCTTTCCGATTGATCCGCTTGTTTCGGTGTCGCATTCCAACAAAATCGTTACCCGCCAAATTGCCAAATACGACGGCAACCTTCGCGGAACAGTCAAGGAAAAGTGGGCAATGGACGACTGGTCCATAAAACTCAGCGCGCTCCTCATGACCGACGAAACCAAATGTATCGACGACTACATCAAGGACCTCCGCAAATTCGTGGAATACGACAAGCCGTTCCAAATCCTTTGCCCCTACCTTATCGACGCTTACGGCATCACCTACGCGGTTATTGAATCGTGCGACTTCCCCTTCACCCAAGGCAAAGAAAACCAAACCGTCGCCCTAACCCTCCGTTCCGACGACCCTAATATAACACTCCTTGTCTAATTATGCATTATGAATTATGCATTATGAATTATAAAAGCTATGTTCAAGATAGATTGGAAAATAACCATTGACGGTCGCGACCTCCAATTGTTAGACAGCGTGGAAATCACCCGCGACACCGGCAACCTCACCGACAGTGCCGTTATCAAGCTCCCCGCCTGCGTGTTCAACCGTTACATCGCCGACCTCGCCAAAATCCGCCGCGACCAGACAGTAACCATATCCCTCGGCTACAACGGCGACCTACACCAAGAGTTCTCCGGCTACATCCGCAGCGTGGAACGCGACCAAAGCGGCCTCGTCATCTACTGTCAGGACGAAGTGTATTTGTTCAACAAAGTGGAAATGGAAAACGGCAAGCACGAAAAAATATCTTTGAAAGACCTTTTAAACATCGTTATAAAGGCTGTACAACCCGATTTAAAACTCAATTGCATCTATGATTTTTCTTACGACAAATTCACCATAAACCGAGCCACAGCGTTGGACGTGCTAAAAACCATTCAGGACGAATGTCATTGCATAATGTACATAAAAGACGGCACATTTAACGTTACCTCGCCATACATCACGCCCGAAAGCACCAAAACAGTGCGTTACGACACCTCCAAAAACGTCATGGGCGAAGGTTTTAGCCTAAAATATAAAGATCAGGACGACCGTAAATTGCACGTAACAGTTAAAGGGAAAAACGCCAAAGGCAAAGAGATAAAGGCAGAACGTGGCGAAGGAGGCGGCGACACCGAAACCTTCGACTACAAAGGCATAGCCACACAGTCGATGCTCGACAAAATAGCCGAAAATATGTACGCCGCCAAAAGTTACAGCGGCTACGAAGGCAGCTTTCAGGCATGGTGCATCCCGCACATCGACAAAGGCGACACCGCCGAAATCTCCGACCCCTCCGACCCCGACCGTAACGGAAAATACTTCGTGGAATCGGTCGTAACCACTTGCAGCAGCGGCGGCATAACGCGCAAAATCACACTCGGCAAGAAACTCTAACGTGGCTTTCTCCTCGCTTGGTTGTAAGTGTCGCCGGGTTTCAACTTCACGGGGTATCGTTCAAGCTCCTTTTCGGTGTAAAACACAAGGGTCTTGGCATACTCCAAACATCTGCGGTCGTAATCTTCCCGTTGTTCGTCGGTCATATTGGCGCGGGCATCGGTGTTTTTGGTAAAAGTATATGAATCTTGGTAGCCTCCGTACTTAAACTCGCGTTCCATATACGCGGTGCTGTCGGGGGTGTAATAGAGCCAATAAAACTCAGATGGTTTGCTCTGAGACATTCCAAGACAAGGCAGAGCCAATAACGATAACATTAAAAACTTTTTCATAATGGGCAAACATTCAGAAATTAAACAATTGATACGTTCAATAGCCTCCACAGGCGACGGCGCAACGCTTTTCGAAGCCACCGTGGTTGAAAGCAAAGATACGGAATGTACCATTAAATATCAAGGCTTGGAGCACAAAAACGTGCGCCTTGTATGCGGATTTTCACAAAGTTTAACAACCGTCATCGTAAAACCCGCTGTCGATAGCACCGTCCTCGTCGCCGACCTCTCCTCCGGCAAAATGCGCGACCTCGTGGTGCTGATGGTGGAAAAGGCTGAAACCGTAACAATCAACGGCGGCAACGATACCATAACAATCAACGGCGGCGAATTAGGCGGCTTAATCAATATCGCAGCACTAACCGACAAGTTGAATGCCTTGGTTAACAAGTTTAATACTCATACACATGCAGTAATAGTAGGGGAAATGACAGGTACAGCCAAAGCCTTTACAACCCCAGAACAAAAAGCCTCAACCTTCAAAAAATCCGATTACGAAGATACCAAAATAAAACACTAAACACCATGGACATAACACGCACCGAACGTTACAAACAATGGCAGGCAGAGATGAAACACTTTCAGAACATCTGCGCCAAACATTCCATAACAGAAACCAAAGCCGCACAGCAACGCCGCATAACGCGTGCAAAACATGATTACGCCTACTTTGTGCGCACATATTTTCCCGAAATAGCCCGTTGCAAATGCGGCAAGTTCCAGACCGATGCCGCAGAATATATCCTCGCCAACCCAAACGCCCGAGCCGTATTCGAGTGGGCACGCGGACACGCCAAAAGTACTCACATGGGCGTACTCGTACCACTTTGGCTCAAAATCCAAGACAAACGGCAGTTCTACACCATGGTTGTTGTCTCCAAATCAGAAGATGCCGCCGACCGTCTTCTTGCCGACCTTCAACAGCAACTCGCCTACAACGAACTCTACATCCACGACTTTGGCACTCAGATGAAAAGCGGCAACTGGAGCGAAGGGGAGTTTCTTACCACCGACGATTGTTATTTTGTGTCACTTGGACGTGGACAGTCGCCGCGCGGTCTCAAAAACAACTCGCACCGTCCCGACTACATTGTTATCGACGACATCGACGACGATGCCATGTGCCGTAACCCTCAACGTGTATCCGAAGCCGCCGAATGGGTGCTCTCTGCATTGTTCGGCACAATGGAAGCCGGACGCGGTCGCTTTATAATGGTAGGCAACCTTATAAACAAAACCTCCGTGCTTGCAAAAGTAATGGAACGACCCGGCGTGTTCCACACACAAGTCAACATCTTGGACCCGGACGGGCAGCCCACGTGGAAAGAAAACTACAAACTTTCTGAAATTCGCGAAATGCGATCAATGATGGGCGAACGCAACTTTGAAAAGGAATACATGAACAATCCTCTCGTGGAAGGTGCAATCTTTGAACAACGGCACATCAAATACGCGCCGGCCTTGCCGCTCCGCCAATACCGCAAACTTGTTTGCTACACCGACCCGAGTTTCAAATCATCCGCCACCGCTGACTACAAAGCCACAGTTCTCGCCGGTCTCACCGCCGATGGACACTATCATATATTAAAGGTGTACGCCGCGCAAACCTTCGTTTCTGCGATGATAGAATGGCATTACGATCTCATTAAATGGATAGCAGGACGCGCCCCCGTACAGTTCTACATGGAAAGCAACTTCATGCAAGACCTTATCCTCGACGAGTTTCGCAAAGCCGGAGACCTCGCCGGACTTCACATCCCTATACTTGGCGACCCTCGCAAAAAGCCAGATAAGTTTGCCCGCATCGAAACCCTCCAACCCCTTTTCGAGCGCGGCCTTATAACCATCAGCGACACCGAGCGCACCACCGAAGGCGTTAGAATCCTTATAGAACAACTCTTAATGTTCCAGCACG